TTTACTTTTGCGTCATATGCTAGAGCAACAGCAAGTTCTAACAACTTCATCTTTTCTTCTAGACGCACAACAAGTTCCGTGTCAATGATGTTGTAGTCAATAAACTTTTGCCAATCATTTGTATAGAATGCTTTGAAGTTTTCATGCTCACTGTGATCAAGTTTTCTTTGACCAAGTTCCACGTTTGCAATATGATCTAGACGATATGATTCCTGATTTGTGTAGGTAAACTTCTTATATAGATCCATATAGTCCATCACATTTATTCCATACATGTTATAGACTTTGTTCTTTCTTCCTTTTATTTCTATTTCCTCATCATGCACGATGTTCCAAGGTGACATCATCTTCATTTCTTTCTCACCAAACAATCTCTCTAGACGTCCACAAATATATGGCACGTCATAAAGTTCTACGTTCCAACCAGTAAGAATGTCAGGAAAGTTTTGTATCCAGTAATCTAAGAAACAACGAAGTAGATGTTCTTCTCCATCACATAAGATATATTCTACATCGTCACGAGTATTCTTGTATGGTCTAGTTCCAAATACTTTAATTTTACGTGTGGCATAATCCTGCACTGTGATACTGAGCATCTCCTCAGCACATTCTAAAACATTAGGAAACCCATTCTCACATTGAACCTCAATGTCGAGTGACATAATATTCATTTTCTTGAAGTCAAAGTCAACCTCATCAGGAAACTCTTTAGATATAAACTGATACAAGTATCTGTCATACCCATGCACCTCAAAGTTTGGAACTTCTTTATATTGATCTACAAACTTACGTGCTTCACGTACAGACTCAAACCTAACTGGTTTTGCATACCTACCATCAAGTGTTCTAAAGTTAGTTTGTTTTTTAGTGACAACAAAAAGAGTCGGAGAGAACTTGAACTTGCGTTGAATACGTTGTCCATCTTCGTATCCAAGATAAAGCAAGTTGTCTCCAACTAGTTGAACGTTGGTGTAAAAACTCATTTAGTAACCGTCTCGTATTTCTTTTTCATCTCTTCTGTTGGTGTGACTATTGTAGCAATAGTTTCAGAATAAAGCAATACGTCAGTGTCTGTTGTGTAACGTGGCCATGGTTCTAACGTGCCATCCTCCTTAATTAAATAAGGATCTTGCATGTGACAACTGGGTTCTTCTTCTAGTTGTTCTGCCATGGTGATTAATTCAATACCACTCTTTAATATTATCAAAGCGATTTGCATAATGTTTCTAATTTGCGTAGGTCTTCTTTGTTCCAAATATTATTATCTTGTTTCTTGTATTTGTATACAGGGGAAATAGATTTTACTTCTGGAATAAATTTTTTAGTAATTAGATTACCAATATACATCCAAGGTTTATATTCGTCAACCCTTATGTTAAAGTAACTAGGACCGTTAAACATAAGATGTTCAAATGTCTGTGTGCCACCTACAAATAATGGAAAGGGTTGTGGAACAAAATCTAATGTGTATAGAGGTGTCTCTATTGGTTGATCAAAAGTAACAATCCCAAACTCACCGTTAATTTGTGCAGGATAGTCAACTAGACATTTACCTAGAAGAACAGGACCTTCAATCTCAATGAGTTGACTGCCATGAAATTTATGATCTGTTTTATATGAAAGAATTAAATTATCATCTGTATCATATAATTTAAGTGTCCTCATCTTCTAGTGCTGCTTCTGCATCTTTAAATATTTGTTCCATGTCAAGATCACTATCAACTCCTGCAATCACATCTTCATGTTGTTTAAAATTCTTTTCATAATTTTCTTTTTTGATTGCATGTACATACTGATCGGTAATACTATCTAAAGGATCATATGCTGTAATTACATGTCCTGCAGGGAGAAAAAAATCTTTGTCTTTGCTTAGAGGTGCCCAAGGAAACCAAGATAATTGATAACCCTTTTCTCTATTAAAAACAATTTCCCCTTCGTCAGAAACAATTTCTAAACGAAAGGGTTTGTGTAATTTATATCCTACAGATTCTTTTGTCTCAGGATTCAATAACTCTTGAACTTCTGTAATTATTTCTTCATTAGATCTCAATAATAAAATCTTTATACTCATTCTACGTTGCCACCCATCTTCTGCACGTTCTGAATGTATGTATCTCTAAGACTAGGAACTGGTTCTAACACAGTTACAACCATATTATGATTTAATGGAATCTTGACTTCTGGTGACAATGGACACCATGGTGAGTAGTGAACTTTTACTTCTGGATCTGTTACAATTCCTGTTTTATCTAGTTTAGGTGAATCATACTCAACTTTATATGGATAATTTGCTATGTATGCTTGTCTTACACCAGTCTCTTTATCAACCGCTTCTTGTAGATCGCATATTACATTGTCACCATTAAACATTACAACAACCTTTACTCTCTCAGACTTTACTAAAAACTGTGGAGGTGTAGGAGGAGTGATATTAATTGGTTCCTTCTTCTTTCTTGCCATGTCAAAAATGCTTTTGTTTATATTATAAAGGAGGTATCAACAAATGTCAATACCCCCTATGTATGTTAGATGTAATCTACTCTTTTGTGATGCTCAGGAACTACTTTTCCCAATGTAATGGTGAGGAGTCCATCATTAAACTCGACGGATCTAACCTCCGTATCGTCGGAGAGCGTCCATGCTCGTTGGAAGGCACGTTGTGCCAATCCTTGATGGACATACGTTCCATCATCCTCTGATTTTTCTTTGCTGCCTTCGACATATATCTTTCCATACTCCGTATAGACTTTGACGTCATCTTGCTTGAAGCCAGCAAGTGCAATTTCAAGTCGTGATTCTTCATTAGAAATGTGTATAAGGTTGTATGGTGGGTAACTGGTTTGTGTAGTGTTCCAGAATGAGTCGAAATCATACCCGATGCTGTTCTTTGTGATCTTATCGAATAGTGATGGTAGATCGGCAGCAGTATACCTTTGAATTTCCATAGTTGTTCTCCTGTTATAGCGAGTGTTAATTTGTGTCCCCGAAGGCGACATAACTATTTAACCACATATAACACATATGCACTATGGTATATACCGATACTGCTTATTCGGTTTCCTTCTTCTTTCCTATGTTATATTTACTCTCTAGTGTCCAATCATTCTTTTCTCTATAAGCAAGAACTTTGATTTGACTTAGAGGTGCTACATCAGCAATACTTTCTTTACTATTGATTGATACCAAACCCCAGTCACCTAGCAACTGCACTATACGATTCCTACGTTGCACATCATTGAGACTTAGGTTTGCTTTCTTTCCGTCCAAAGCAAACAACTCTTTAAAATGCACGATATAGTATTTACCCTGCTTATGCAGTATATGACATGATTGATATAATTTCTTTTCTTTTCTGGATGCTACTCCAATTCTTGTCAGTGTTTCTCTTACTTTAAGAAAGTCATCTGGTTCACGTAGTCCTACCTCTATCATACTTTCGGTAGTCCACTTTACTTCATCTGTGATCGCAGTCATCGTTTGCCTCCCATGTCATGTTTGTTACGAATATATTCAAGTTGGGTTTTGGTTAGAAGACTTACTGCGACCTTCGCTTTTTCATTACTATAACCATAGTGTTTTTTAACTAGATCCAAGTCATCGACTTGTTCCTTCTTCAACCAAGGGGAAAACCTTTTTCGTTTCCGTAAAGTATATAGGAAGAAACTATACTGCATATCCTTATCAAGGTTGCTATACTTGTTCATCTCATTTGCAAACAAGACAGTATCAAGGTGTCCTGACAAACACCTGTTGATAATGTATGGGGGATAGGATGATATTGCATCTGGATCTTCCTCTATCAAATTGTTCTTGTTGAAGTTAATAGAGTTCAACCAATCTTTTAGTTCCATTAGAATGTTCTGATAGGACCTACGACACCAGTTCTACCGTTGTTGACTCGATAGATTTGTGTTCTACCATCTTTAGTTTGTACATGGACTTCTTCGCCCATGATAATTGCTGATTGTGAGTTGGGAGCAAATGTAGATAGTCCTCCTCTACGTGTATTGTAGAGTTGACAATATCCACTAGGCAACACTCTGACTCCGATACTTTCCATAATTAAGACAAATTAGTTCACGACGTTTTGTTTGGTCTATC